AATGTTGATTTTCTCGCTTGACTTTACGCCAACCATAACGTTTCCTGCGCTCTTAATAAGAGAAGCAGTTTTTGAACCTAATACAGAAGAAGTAACAAGTAATGCTTCGTTTTCTTTTGTATAGTTTGCTAATGCAGATACATCAAATCCCATTTTATTTTATTTTTATTTGTTTAATAAAGCGTTTCTATATTTTTCAATTCTATCGTACTTCATATCTTTTGTAGTTACGTTAGAACCAAATGTTTGTTTCGGTTGCGCAATAGGTTCAGCGTTAGGTGTCTTAGTAAGTGCTTCTATTAATTCAGCTACTTGACTAAAGCCATTCTTAACTTTTGCCTCTAATTGTGCTACTTGTGTTTTAAGACCTTCGTTTTCAGCTACTAATTTTGCGATTTCGTCAGCCATTTTCTCGTCAATCTTGTTGCCTAATTCAGAAGGTACTTCTTCAGCTTCTTTAGCTTCTGCTTCTGGAGTTTCGATTGATAAGATTTTTGCAGCTTCATCTAATACGATTTTAGTGCCGTCTGCTAATTGGTGTTCTCCCATTGGTGCAGGACTTCCGTCTTCCAATGTAACTTGACCACCGATAGCAAGTTCGCTAATCATAACCTTTGTTCCGTCCATAAGGCTATATTCTGCGAATGTAACAGGTACTTCCTCGATTGGTGCTTCAGCAGGAGCAGGTGCTTCTACTTGTGGCATATCTTCGAACAAAGCCCTAATTTGCATAATTGCATCTTTTGCGTTCATCATTCTTTTTGTTTAAATATTAATAAAAGATTTTGTTTATCATTTAACCTGTTGCAATATTTCCTTTATTGCATTCATAAGTTCTTGTTCTTTGCTTGGCTTTGTCTTGTAGGTAAATAACCCTTCTACACTAAAGCCTTTAAATTTGCCCTCTTTAACATCATTCCAAACGCCTTCGTTGTCTACCTTGAATGAGCCAAACCACGAGCCGTCAGGTGCATCTTCAAAACCCTTCATTGGTTGTATGCCTCTACTTGCATCAGTAATAAAGCTTTCAAACATAGTAACGCCTTCTACCTGTTGTTCTGGAGAGTGCATTAAGTTTACGTTTGATTGATAGCCTCTTTTGAAAAACTTTTGAGCAATTTTAAAAATAGTATCTTTAGAGAAAACCACATAGTAATCGCCATAAGTAGTATCGCTGCGAAAAATAGGTACATCAGCAAGCATAAGAGGTCCGCTAATAATACGCTTATCTTCACTAACCACTTCAAAGCGTTGTTGGTTTTTAAAGGCATTCCAATTCTTTTGTATAGCAGGTCTATCAACTAATGCCACATAATCAACCTCGGCATCGTCATTCATATCCTCGCTAATGTCTAATAAATAAACAGGTAAGTCCATATTCGTAAATATTAAGTGTTTTAAATTGTTATCATTTAACCGAACCTTGCTCTTTGCTGAATAGCTGCAATCCTTTGTTGGTTACTCGTTACATCGCTTTCCACAACGTAGCTTCTAATAGCTTGGTTGCCTATTGCATTAATTGTCTGGTTGCTTAGGTTTGTAGTCGCTGCTTGTGGTTGTGGCGGTGCTATTGGTGCTCCTGAATTAATACTCGGTGCAGATGCTCCACCCCCTACGCTTCCAGTACCTCTTGCAGAAGGTATGTTAGTAGAAATAATCTTTTTAACGTTTGCTAAACCTGCTGCAACTGTGGCTGCGGCTGCAATCGCTCCGAATGGTGGGGGATAAGCACCCAAAGCTTTACTCGCACCTTCGTAAGTAGACATCACCGCTTTAGCAACTGCGATAGCTTTACCTGCAACACTATTTTGGTCTATAATACCTGCAACTGCATCAAGGGCAGCCATTGCTCCTTGCTTTTGTAGTTCAAGTTCTTTTAATTTGTTTTCGGTAGCAATCCTGTCAATTTCAGCTTGTGCCTTTGCTGCGTTTTGTTGTTCTTGTATACCTTGTAAAGCAAAGTTAGTCATAGTAGACATAACTGCTTTTTGACCTGCTATCCTTTCATTATCTATTGCCTCTTGTTCTTTTTTAGCTTTTTCCTCAGCTTCTTTTTTATCTAAGGCAAGTTGGTCTTGCGTTACTAAGTTATCTTCTGCAAGTAGCTTCCTTCTATCTTGTTGTGTCTTTAATAATTCCTCACTTAACTTTTCCTCTTCTGCTTTTCTTTTTTCTGCTTCGGCTTTACGTTTTTCACCTGCTTCTTTACTTGCTTCTGCTCCTGCTTTAGCATTTTCCTTTAATGCCTCTTGTTGTCTTTTTTGTTCTTGTATATCTAATACCGATTGTTCAGTTTTTAAATCTCTAAACTTTTTTAGTTCCTCGTCGTTTAATCCTTGTTTAGTTTTTAGCTTTGCCCTTAAAAAGTTAAGTTCTGCTTCTCCTTGTTGCTTACTAAGTGCGTATATCTCCTTCTCCTTGCCACCTTGTGCAGTAAGTACTTTAATACGTGCCTCAATACCCTCGTTCCCACGCTTTGTTGTTTTTTCTAAAGAAGTTAAAGCACGTTCTGCCTGTGATGTTACACCTACAAAATCAGTGACTTTCTCGATAATATTACTAAAGAAGTTCCCTAATTGTGCAAGTCCTGGGAATAGGTTACTAATAACTTTTTTTACCTTATCGAAATTAGCAATTACTAAACCAATAGCAACTGCTAAAAGACCGATACCCGTTGAGATTATCGCACCTCTTAATGTAGAAAACGCACTTACTACGTTTGTCTTAACAACTGTAGCAAGTCGCTGAAAGTCCTTTGCTGAGTCAGTAACCGCAGATAAGCCTTGCGATAAAGCTAAAGCAGATTGCACTTTTAATAAGGACTTTTGCAGTTCCTCACTTTCTGCACCTACTACACCAAGCGCACCTTGAACGGCAGTAAAGCCACCTGCAACCGCATTAACCGCTCCTGCAAATACTTGGAACTTTTTTCCTGGGTCAAACAAGTCAGCCGTTTCTTTTGCTTCACTAATTTTGTCTTTTAGTTCGGCTACTCGTTTAGCTGCGGCAATAGCTTGTTCGGAATAATCTCCAAAATTACTTTGTGCATTTATTAACTCGGCATTTGCTTCCTTTAATGCTTTTTTAACGTTACCTATCGACTCGACTGCGTTGCCTTGTACCTGTATATTTATACCTACGTTCTCTTGTGCCATTAGTATGATGTTTCTATTACTTTAAGGAATGATAGTTTAGTAGTGTTGTATTCCATTGGGTTAAAGTTTTCGACCTTGTTAAGCCTAAACAATACCCCATCTATCCAGATGTACTTACTAAAATCTAAATTGAAAATGTCTACAATATCCAATAAACCAAAGCACGTTAATAGCTTACTATCTTTGCTTGTTATCTCAGCAAGGTAAGGACTATGAAATGCGTTGAATACGTTTGTGCTTGGATAAGTGTTAGGACTAAATTGTAGTTCTTTAGGTGCGCCAAAGTTTATGTCATTAGTAGGGTTAATAGGGTCATCTAAATGTCCTGCATAACCATAGCTTGTATAAGATGCTAAGTTGGTAGTAGTGTTCATAATATTCCAACTTGCTACTTCGGTAATCTTCTTTGTTTGCATTATTCGTATAATGCTATCCATTCTATCTTCTGCGTTGTTACTATTTGACTTTTTATAGATAGCAGGGAATACTTTGTCTTGTCCTGTTTGTTGAAACAATACAGACGAAGCAAATATTAATTCTAAAGTGTCAGTTTCTTTTACGAAGTCAAACTCAGTATCGTAAATAAAATCTCCATAACCTTCGGTGTACTTCTTACGATAGTTCTCCCCGTAGAAGTCATTATCAGTTTTAAATTTATAGTTATAGTAACGAGCATTAATCTCACTCATTGGCTTAATGCTTAAAGGCTTTGCTCTATCTATTTTGTTAGTCCAATCTTCTGCCGTAGCTGAAGTAGTAGGATAGAAGTCCACAAACGGACTAATAACAAGTTCTTTGTCGTTAAACTTATTCTCATAAACGTAAAGGTTAAACATTTTTACAATGCTTAAAAAGAAATCTCTTTGGAATATACCTTTAGGGATTGTTTCACTTACCTTAATTGTTTCTCCTAAGTTAATCTGTACTTGTGTAGGTGTGCTTGTTGTTATTTTAATTTCCCCAAATACAATATCAATAGACATATTAGTTCCTAATATTTCAAGTTGCATTGTGTCTGTGTTAGCAAATGTTACTCCTTGAACTGTAAAATCACAAGTCATAAAAGGTCTAACACTTGCATCAAAATCTTGCCTACCTATTTCTAATCCATTTTTTCTAAGTATTACTGAGTAGTTTGGTTGGTTAGGGTCGAAGATAGTAACTGTACCCGTTAAGGTAATTTGTACGTTTGTTGTTAAACTTGTGCCACCATAAGTAAATAAAGTATTCGTTCCGTCAAGTGTAAAACTACCTTGTGTTACTAAAGTATACTGAACATAAGGATTACTTGTTAGTAACATTGATTGCTGATTAGCTGCTGCGTTTAAACTTGTATTGTTTAAAGCAGTAATAGAAGTTTGGTTATGCGGTATGATTAACCTATTAAATAAAGCACTATTAAAGAACGGGCAACTAAACGTATAATCTGTTCCTGCAAATATCTTTTGCATATATTCTTTAACATACAAAGCAGGTCTAAAAGTTGTATATTGAAAATCTTTTTTAAGCACACCATTAACTCCTGTACTTACGTTGCCATAATCAATAAGAGGATAATAGTAACCAGAACCCCCTGGGTTATCCCAACTCGAACTAATATTGGCTACGCTATAAGTATGGTCGTAAGCATCAAAGTTTAAATCTTCTAAACGCCTATTGCCTAATTGGTTAATAAACCCACCGAGTTCGCCAAATACACTACATTGGTATTCGATTGTTTCTTTGTCTATTACTATCTCTAATATTCTTAAAGTGCCTTTGAATATTTGCACCTTATCAATAAAGATTTTGCAGTTGGCTTGTTTAGTTACGTTGTAGTTATACCCGACGTTTGGTAAGGTGTTATCCGTAAAGTTAGCGTTGTTAAGTTCGAAGATGTAACCAAACACCAAGTTGTTAGTTGCCGTTCCTGGTATGCTTATTGTTTTGCTAAAGGAAGTATTGCGACTACCGAACTCGCTTACGTCATCAATGGCATAAGTGAACTCGGTAGATATATCCTGCAATAAATCAATCTTCCTATCTTCTACGTATATCTCGGTACTAATCATTATCTAAATTGGCTTGTTAAGTATTTTCCTACTTCTACTTCAATCTCAAAGTTAAATAGTTTATCCGCACTTTCTAATTTATACTCGTAGTTAGTTGTGGTTATGGTAACAGGGAAGTATGCACCAAGAACTTCCATATATACAACAGGACTCGATACAAGTTGAGCCAACCAAGAATAATCTTGTTCGCTAACCCAATCGCTAATAAGCTTATATTTATCTTTATGCTGAATAGCATAGTTGAAAGTCGTTTCGTTATACCTGTTATATCCATCTATGTTTGTCATTTGTCCACCTACAAGCTGCCAATCGCTTCGCCTGTATGATGCTCTTTGATATTCGCTTGACCTTCTATTTACAAGGGCAAACTTCTTTGTGTCCCAACCGCCTAATCTATTTAGGAACTCCAAATTAAATTGCTGGTATTTAGGATAGCACTTATGTCTTAATTTAATAACCCTTGTTTGTGCGCCACCTCTTTTTAAATAGAAGTTATAGCCGTAAGTATTCTCATCTATAATCGTGCCACTTGCCCAATCATTTATGTGTCCTGCTTGTAGGTTAAACATATTGAATTGTCCGCTTAATGTAATGTTACCGCTTACTGTATTAGTAACAACATCGCCTTGCCCTAATACCTCAACCCAAGCCGAATAACCGCCCGTTGCTATACGTAGGAACGTAATGTAAAAGTTATCTCCGTATTCAATCGTAATGTCATCAGTATCACGTTCCGTTAAGAAGTCATCTGTAAAGTTTTCCAATAGTAAATTATCGTAATAGTTCGATAACACTAAAGGTGTTTTGTTCTTTGTTAAAAATATGTCTGCAAACAATGGCGGTACAAAGTTGTAAGCTGAATAGCTGCCCGATGCTAAGTTAGTAGTTGTAACACCGCTAACCTCTTCGCCTATCCTTACGTCATAATCTACCTTTATCTTGTCATTTGAAGCTACAAGTATTGAGTTGCCAGAAGGCTCGAAATAGTTTGTTACAAAACTTCTAACCATTGGAGATGCGTTAAACACCCCATAGCTACCTTCTGCACTTGGCGCAGGGAATACTTTAGACCTAATAACCTGGCTGCCGTTTATGTATACATCATACACAAATTTAAAGTTTGTTGTTCCGCTATTAGTAGAACTTGATACGAACCATAAGTTATCGTGCATAGACGAATAGGGTGCAGGACTACTTGTTATTGTTATTGCCATTGATTGTTTGTTTGATTT